AAGAATCTGACGCAATTATTGTTGCATCTTATGGCACTTTTAGTACTGGTATTAATATTCGAAACCTACACAACATCATCTTTTCTTCTCCCTCTAAGTCTCGCATTCGGAATTTGCAGTCCATCGGGCGGGGTTTAAGAACAAGTGGAACTAAAACAAAGTGTAAGTTATATGATATTGCAGATGATCTAACGTGGAAGAGTAAAAAGAATTACACATTAAATCATATGATTGAAAGAATTAAAATATATAATGATGAGCATTTCAATTATAAACTCGTAAAGGTACCAATCTAATGGAAGCTAATCTTTACTTTAAATATATTAAATTATCGTCAGGTGATTGTATTGTTTGTACAACTACAGATAATTACGAAAATGTATACAAACAAAAAACTATTAGTGTATTTGACCCTGTAGTTTTAAATCCAATGCGTATGCCTCGCGGAGACGTATTAGTTGAATCATATATTATGTATCCTTGGTTTAGTTTTTCTGAGGAGCTTGAATATAAAATACCGACAAGTCAAGTTGTACTTATGGTCAATATCAAAGATAGTTTAAAGAAAAATTATCTAAGATATTTGTCTCAACAAGATGATTCGGATGATTTAATGGAAGATGACTATACCGAAGACGAAGAAGGTATGATTGAAGAATTTTTAAATAATTTTGGAGATGACAATGAAAAAGAAAGCAACGACGGAAGTATTGGAAGCGCCTTTGGAAGAGATCCAAAGCTCCTCCACTAAACCGGAACCATCGCACTACGTAGATAATAAAAAATTCTTAGCTGCACTTATAGACTATAAAAAAAGTATAGATGCATCAAAAGCTGAAGGTAAAGGTATTCCACAAGTACCCAAATACATAGGTGAATGTTTTATTAAAATTGCAACACATCTATCGTATAAATCAAATTTTATTAATTATACATTTAAAGATGATATGATTTCAGATGGCATAGAAAACTGTTTAACCGCAGCTGCCAAATTTGATCCCGAAAAATCATCTAATCCATTTGCATATTATACTCAAATTATTTACTTTGCTTTTATCAGACGAATACAAAAAGAGAAAAAGCATCAAGCAACCAAATATAAAATTATTGAGAATTTGGATATGGATGCTATTATGCAGGGTAGCGATGATACAGAAGCGGGTCGCCAATTAATAGATTATTTGAAAAAGCAATTGGATAATATAGATCCCGAAAAACGAGAAACTCCTGCTCAAACCAAAACTCGTAAAAGAAAAGCTGCTGCGGATTTGGACAATAATGTTGTTGACTTCTTTCCTTAATGACATTATAATTTAGCTTTAATTACTAAATATATCATGAAACAACACGACGAAATTATGCTTATCCTGCAGGAAGAATGCGCAGAAGTTACCCAAGCTGTTAGTAAAGTATTTAGATTTGGTATTGATGCTGAATATAATAACGCTACAAACAAACAAAGATTGACGGAAGAACTCGGCGACCTCTTAGCAATGATTACACTATGCCACTCGCATGGGATAGTAGACTTTGATGAAGTGATGATTGCCAAAGATGCAAAACTTGGTAAACTTAAAAAATGGTCAACAATATATGAAACTAAAAATATCTGAATTATTTTATAGCATACAAGGTGAGGGGCGCTTTATGGGCGTCCCTTCTGTCTTTTTAAGAACTTTTGGTTGTAACTTTACCTGCGGTGGTTTTGGTATGCCGAAGGGTGAAATGAGTAATGAAAGGTTTAAAGTTGATGCTAAAATTTATAAACAATATAATGACTTACCTCTGGTTCATACTGGATGCGATTCTTATGCTTCTTGGGATGTTCGTTTTAAGCACCTTAGCCCTGTGCTATCTACTGATGCGGTTGCCGATGCTATTATTGATACGTTACCGCACAAGGAATGGAAAGACGAACATCTTGTAATTACAGGCGGTGAACCTTTATTGGGTTGGCAAAAAGTATTTCCCGAATTGTTAGAACATAAGTTAATGAAACCTTTAAAGGAACTGACATTTGAAACAAATGGCACACAGCCTTTGTCAGAAGAATTTAATGAATACTTATTTGAGGAATGGACAAACTTCGGTAGGAAGTATGACAAACTAACATTTTCGATTTCTCCTAAGTTATCAGTTTCTGGTGAATCTTGGGATAGCGCAATTTGTCCCGAGGTGGTAAAATCTTCTGAATATGTAGGTTATGCATATCTTAAATTTGTAGTAGCAACTAAAGAAGATGTAGAAGAAGCGGAGGAAGCAGTAAATGAATATCGTAAAGCTGGGTTTGGCGGTCCTGTGTATCTTATGCCTCTCGGCGGCACTGAGCAATTGTATGTCCTTAATAATAGGACTGTTGCAGAACTAGCAATGGAAAAGGGCTGGAGATACTCAGACAGATTACAAATCCCATTATTTAAAAATGCTTGGGGCACATAAATAAAAGTGTTACATAAAGGTAACGAATTTCAATCATCATATCCGTGTAAGGAAGGATTCAAAAATGTCATACAATAAAACAAAATGCGACCCGGAATTGGGTTTACTAGTACATGAACATCTAGTTAAAATGGGTGTTGAAACACCAACAGTCTATACAGGTAATATGGCCCGTACAGGTAAGATTGAATTAATTGAAAGTCATTTCAAAGGCATTATGGAAACGCTTGGTTTGGATCTAAGCGATGATAGCCTAATGGATACACCAAAGCGTGTAGCTAAAATGTATGTTAATGAAATATTCTGGGGTTTAGATTACGAAGCATTTCCTAAATGTACCACTGTCAATAATAAGATGAAGTATAATGAAATGGTATGTGAACGCAATATCAATGTTCAATCAAATTGTGAGCACCATTTCGTTGTTATCGACGGATTGGCTACTGTTGCTTATGTACCAAAAGATAAAGTTCTTGGACTAAGTAAAATTAATCGTATAGTAGAATATTTTAGTAAACGGCCACAGATTCAAGAACGACTTACAGAACAAATTTTCCACACATTACAATTTATTCTTGATACTGAAGATGTTGCAGTTATGATTGACGCACAACACTATTGTGTTAAGAGTCGAGGTGTAGAAGATACCGGTAGCTCAACTGTAACTACTAGATTGGGCGGAGGATTTAAAAATGATCCTGCAGCAAGAAATGAATTTTTGAGTATTGCGAGAATGTGCACAAAATGAAACCAACAATAGCATTATTTGTTTATGATCCAAAGTGTTCTGTACAATCAAGTAATGGTCTTGTAAAGTCTTTAGAAAAACACTACAACTTCAAATTATTTTCTAAAAATATACTTGAGGACAGTTTTTTTGATAATGTTGATATGATAGCTGTTCCTGGAGGATTCGGTGATTCTAATTCTTATAATAAAATATTCAAACCTCATGCGAATAGAATAAAATCATTCATTGAAGATGGCGGAAAATATCTTGGTATCTGTATGGGTGCATATTGGGCAGGTAAACATTATCTAAATATATTAGATGAAGCTGATGCAGTTCAATATTTAAAAAGACCCGATTCTGATACACGTAGACCACACGCAAAAAATATGCCTGTTACTTGGAACGGTGAAGATATAAATATGTTCTGGTACGATGGTTGTGCATTAGTCGGTAACAAAAGAAAGTTTAAAACTATAGCCACATATTCTAACAGCGATCCTATGGCAATTATTCAAGGTAACGTTGGTCTGATAGGCTGTCATCCTGAGAGTCAGGATTTTTGGTACGATAGTTATAGTTGGATGAAGGGTAAGTGGCACAATGGTGATCACAATAAACTTCTACTAGAATTTGCAAATGAATTAATGGAAAAATAAAATGGCAATAAATGTAATGGTTGACTTGGAAACAATGTCAACAAGATCAAATGCTGCAATATGCTCTATTGGTGCAGTTAAATGGAAAGGTACTGAAATTGTAGATACCTTTTATTGCACGATAGATCTTAAAACTTGTAAAGAAGCAGGTATGCATATTTCTAAAGATACTATCAAATGGTGGTCTGAGCAAAACAAAGAAGCACTAAAAGAATTAACTAAGAATAATATTCCATTAGTCGAAGCTTTAGATAAGTTTAGGGATTGGTTCGGCACTAAGTCTTTACCTGTTTGGGGCAATGGTGCAGTGTTCGATAACACAATTTTAGCAAATGCTTATTTTATTACAGATCAAGAACCTCCTTGGAAATGCTGGGATGATCGTTGCTATAGAACTCTTAAGAGTATTTTCAATTGGATACCTGCAGATGAAAGAGAAGGCGTTTATCATAATGCTTTAGATGATGCAATATTTCAAACTAAACACGCAATTAAAATATTAGGTGAATAATGAATGTTGAAAATATTAATGCTTTCCCAACATTAGTACAAAAAATATCAGGATGTTTGACGCAACAACAATGTCACGATATTATGCGTTGCATCGACTCATTAGATATGAGTCAGCATGATTTATTTGAAGGAGATGCTGGTTCTAGTTATAGTATAAAATCTGATATATTAGGAGATATATCTAAAACTATTCCCAGCTGTTATTCTTTAAAAAATCAAATAGATATTTTGTTAACTAACTATATGAAAGTATCGGGAATTTTTCATTTTGGTATAGATAGATCTTGGTCAAATGCGCAGGGTATTGGTAGTAAATTAATTAATCATTCTCATCCTGGTAGTTTTATTACAGGTGCACTATATATTAATGTAGACAATAATTCTAGCCCGTTACAAATACATAATCCAAATCCATTTATACATCATATTGCATTAAAGGAAAAAACAAATTATACAAATGATATTTTAGAAATACAACCTGCAATCGGAGATGTAATCTTATTTCCTAGTTGGTTATTACATGGTGCAATGAAAGAGAATAATACTCCAAAAAGAGTTATTATTAGTTTTAATAGTGGATTGATATAATAGGAATTACTATGACAGATATTGAAAAAAGAATGGCAGAATTAATTGAGCCAATTGATAAACAAATTTATATGTGCGATGATAGACGCGATTTGCTTATGCTTAATTGTGCAATGTTGCAACGAGTAATTGAAGTATTCGATATGCTGGTTGGTGAGGAAGGTCGTAAATTTATGCTTAAGGATAAAGTGTGAATATTTATAAAAAACGTATTGCATTCTGTTTAAGTGATCAACACACTATACCGCATGGTGGTCTTGGACAATTCGCAAAATCTTTTGTAGAAACATTTACCCCATTGGGTTATAAGATTGATATTATAACTGATAAACCCACATCCAATTTAGAGTTTAAAGAATATTTAGAAGGTGTAGGTGCAAATTTTATTTGGTCTCCTACTGCTAGGTCTTACAGCACGCATACTAAAACATTTATGTTTGAGGATTCATACAACTTTGAAAAGATGACTTCTTTCAGAGATGCTATGATGTATGCCTTAAATAAAAATCTATACGATATTATTATTTGTAATACATTAGAATCTTTCCCAGGTATCTATGCTTTAAACCTTCACAAAACTGTTCAAATAATTTACTATACTCATAATGAAAGTATGGTGTTCTTAGATGATAGAACATGGAAGAATGAATTTACAGAATCATTCAATGAATTGTTTAATGCTTTGATGCACGTCAAAGGTATTACTATTGGTACACAGACTGAAAGAAATAAAAACGAATTACGCAATCAAGGTTTTGCTAATTCCTATGAGCTTCCAATTCCAATGCCTGAAAAAGAATTATTGGAACATCATGAAAATCCTAGAGAAGGCGTTCTATGGATTGGCCGCTGGGAACCAAGAAAGAATCCTGAAGAATTTATTCGAGTGATTAAAGAGACTGGATTGCCCGCAAAGGTTATTACCAATACCAACGGTGCTAGAAAATTTGAAGAAGCTCTAAAAGCAATAGGTGCTAAATATGAAATAAAGATTGGCATCTACGGAAAAGAAAAAGTAGACTTTATTACATCTGCAAGGGTAGCATATAACCCCGCAATTAGAGAAAGTTTTGGTTTAGCTTTTTATGAATGTATGGGACAGTTACCAACTGTTGCTATAACGGGCATGTCCTGGTTAAACAATTTTAGTAAGCAACACTATTGGTCAGACGAAAAGAAAAATATTCCGGCATTGATACGAAAACTATATGAGGATTTTCCTGATGCAAAAACATGGTATGCTAAAAATCCATTGGCATATATTAAAATGGAACATGCTATGGGAATTCAATCTTGGATAGATATATTTAATTCATTTAAACCTGCAGAATCAAATTCTGACAGAGCAGCAATTAACGATCATGAAACAATTAATTATTCTGATTTTATTATTAAACTAAATAGGAAAGATTTAGCGGTTGATGATGTCCGTTCTGTATTGACAAACAAGACAAAATTTAATATAATTTACACAGATGAACACACCTATCTATCTAAGGATCCAAATTTTGTTCCTAAAGAAGATAAGATAACCACTTTAGAAAGTTTATTCGGATGAACAGACAATTAGAATATGTAATATCAGGTCCGGCATATCTCAGACTTGGTGCAGAACAATGTAATGACCCTGAGACATTGCAGATGATCATTGATATGATTAATAAAACTGTTCACAATAAAAACAATCATCAGTTCTCATTATTATATAATGGTTTTACTGAAAAGAACTTTGGTAAAAAGCTACAGAAGTTTAGACCTGCAATTAAAAATATTCATGCTGACTCGGGTGGGTTGCAGATTATTACTCGAGGTCTACAAAATACTCCAGAAACACGAGCAAAAGTTTTTGAGAATCAAGCAACATACGCAGACATTGGAATGGCATTTGATGAGATTCCTGTCAAGTCTACTTCTGCATCTGGTACATCTGCAAAAATAGATACCAAACGTAGATATGTAGATACAGATAATTTTGAGTCTTATGCTAGGCAAACGGGTCGCAATGTTAAAGATCAAATTATGAAATTTGATTCATTGAACAGTAACTGTAGACCATTTGCTATCCTTCAAGGGTCTGGTGCAGATAGTTATGCGCAATGGGCAGAATGTATGATGGATGAGGTACCTCAAGAACTACGCCATCGTATCGGTGGTGTTGCTATGGGATCAGCTGCACTAGGTATGGGACCACTTGAAGATGTTAAACGAGCATT